TTTCAGAGATTTATCTATTTGTTTAACCACTTTAGCCACGTTAGTAGCTGACATATTCAAGCCTTTGTTCTCTTGACCCTCTTCGCAACCGTAAAACTCACCGATACAGAATATGGTTCCACGCGGGAAACACTTCTTTACTCCATCAATCTCGCACTCTTCGCCATTAGATTCAGCAAACCATAAATTAGAGAATGGCTTTGATTCGCCCCAATCATGCGACCTGTCAACCGTCCACGTTCTAGGTATCACAAAAGGCTTAACAACGTGTATGCGCTCATCCCATAAATGGCCGAACCTACCGCCTGCAACAACAGACCAGTCGCCGTTAACCCATGCCTTGCGCTTGTTCGGGTCTTTAATATTCATTAGGTACGCGATATAGGCTGGATCGAGGAACTTGTTTTCTCGCCATGATCCATGAATAGCTACCCGTGTAAGCGTAACCGTTTCTTCTTTATCGTTTTGAGGGTTGACCGTCTTGATGTGCTCGCGCTGTATCGTTCCTCTAGGCGCAGGATCGATAAATCTTTTCTTCACCCAATTATGCCCAACTCCAAATGGGTTGGTGGTAGACATGCACATCAACGGGATAGGCGGTAATAAACCGCCATCCGGCTTAGGGTAATCTTCCGGCCTAAACGATGAACGCATACAGGAAAACATGCTTTCGTAGAATTCGGAGTCAGCACGCTTTGTTAATTCATTGTGCCCTATGAACGGGAACTCTTGCCCATGGTAATTCCAATAGCCGTCAGCTTTCTGCTCATACCTGAATAAAAGCTCTTCTCCACTAGGCCAGACCCATTTTAAATCACTGTTAGATGACAGAAACCTTGCGCCGTCATTGAATCGACGAAACAGTTTTTTTGATTGGGATATGATATCGCCAAGGTTCTTAAACTCAAGATCGAATATGACACCCTTCCAGAATGCGCCATAGCCCAAACCAACATAAGATCGAAACTTCATTAATTGGGTGGCTGTTTTCATGCTGCCACGAGTACCCTCAAATAGTATCTCGTTAGCAGGGCATGATAGCGCTAAGCATTGACCGCCTTTCTGTGGCTCAAACGCTAACTGGTAGCTAGTCATTGCGGTTTAGTATTTCGCTTTGCTGTGCTTGAGCGGATGCTTCCCATCCTTCTATGCTGTCAGCAGTAGGCACTGGCATTATATTGTTCACGGTAATATCATTATCAGTGGATTGCGTCCATCGTTCTCGCTGTCGATTCTTAAGCCAGAAGATTTGAGCTGTAGTGTTGCCCATAGATTTTTTGGTGGTAGTAGTGGTTTTGGTGATTTTTCCGTTTTCTTCTTCTGTTTTCACCTCGTCATATTCCGAGCCTAAAGCTCTTTTGTACAACGACTCTTCTACCGCATCATCACAAAAACGCTTCCCATCTTTTAGGGACTCCATAAATCTTGGGTGCTTCTGCTTCCACAGGTTTAGCGTAGATACTGCAATACCAAAGAAATCGGCTATCTCATCATCTATAAAACCCTTTAAGCATAGCTTTTTAGCCTGCCCTATAAACTCGTCTTTAAATAGAGTCTTTCTTCCCGCTGCCATCTAGCCCCCTAAGAACTAAAAGTTATCACCCTGGGTGATGGTTGTGTTTTGGTTAATACGTAAACTTATTCTACTTATTTAAATAGCTTGCTACAGCGACAATACTGTTGATTGCAAACATAGCGTAGATAACTGGCATCATGAACTTGCCACCTATTCCTACCGCTACATTTTGTTTTGTTTCAACTATCGTGAATCTTTTATCTAATTCGATTACCGTAAGCTCTAAACTCTCTATGTCACCACTTAACCGAGTGTTAGCTTTCTCTTGGTGATCTAGCTTAACAAGAAACTTGCCGATATTTACATTTAAACCATTAATCGAGTCGGCTAGACCGTCCCACTTAGCGATCATCTTTTCATGCTTATCGTCGATCTTGCTACTTAGCTTGTCCGTCACCGCTTGAAGCTCGTCTTTTGTTGCAGCATTCATAAATTCGTTTCGCTATAAAAATGGGGATAGGGGCCAAGCTAAGGCAAAGCTTTATCAGCTCCCAATCTAATTGCCCCCATTCTATCATAAGTCACCGTCATTACTAGAAAAGTCAATAGCGAGTACATGATAACGCTGTAGTTACCATAGAAAACACTGTCACTTATTATAACTCCCCATTCCATCGCTGTATCCTCCATCGCGAATAAAAAATAAGCAATGATGTATAAAGTGTAAGCATATGCTGATGTTAAAGATGATTTAGATGACAAGTGACAGAATAATATAGCAATGTAAGCGTAAAGTATGACCAGATAGTTAAAGTAAATATCTAAATAGTTATGATAAACGAAGGTTGCTAACTCTAAAAGTATAAGAAAATAACAAGCAATTTTGATTTCTTTCGCCTTATTGCCATATCTACACATGATAGCGACAGCAATAAGCACTAAAGTTATGGCCGGAGTCACTTATTTACCCTTGCTTTTCCGTGTCTTTTTCTTTTTTGGCTTAGTTGTTGACATTATTAAATTCCTTTATTTGCATTTACTGCATTAACACCGAAGCAAGCCGATGTGATGACAGTGAACAGGGTGGTTATTGGTACGAATAAATCTGTGACACTTTCAACAGCAAGATCGACAGACCTGTATTCTATATTATCAATAATTACCAACGTACTTAAGTCGAATGACTGGCATAGTATCAGCACCAAACTAACGACGATATAAACAACGTACAACCGACATACAGTATTCGCTATGTCTCGGCGCATCTTACCGTTAGGGTCTAGCGTTTTAATCATAAGCGTCTTTGCTTGGGCGCTCTCTATGTCGGTCTCTATCCACTCGGAAGCGATGTTTTCAATAGATTTAACTATTCCACCCGTTAAAAACTTAAATGGATTAAACATTTCTATTCTCCTTTAAATAAAATTCGCGCACAACAACCAAACAGCACCCATTACTGCCACCCCAAAAAGAAAACCTTCTTTGCGCCCAGAATCAATTACCTTGTTATAAGAATTGCTCATGCTTTACTCTCCTTCCAGTTTAAATATTCACTATACGGATCAATGATAGCGCACATTATAGATGTAAATACTATCGATGCTATTAATATGGTCACGATTCGCCGCTTGGACGTGTCGCACTACCTACATTATCAGCAACTTTCTTTAAAGCTGTAACGGTATAAGGTTCATCCTTATCTGTCATGGCCCCGCCCAGCGTAACAAAGTCTGCCGCAACAGCTAAAGGCGTTTCAACTACCACGCCAACCGTGGCTTTTGATAAATCACTTAGAATTGAAAACATATATCCCCCTATTGTTAAGCTGCTTAGATTGAGAGCGCTAGGATGCCTTTCGAATGACATCATACACCTCACGTTAGAGATCATGGTGCGCTCACCTAAAGGTTAATTTATCTAGAATTTTCACCTTTAAGCTTTCCACTAGCTTTGCCTATTAAGCTACCAGCGCTCTCACCTAAACAGCCTACATAAACCAAGAGTGCCGAGTGCATTATCTCGAACGTTTACCGTGCAATCAATTACGCGGCCTGCAATACTCTTGGTTGTATTATACCACGATTTAATATACCCACATCGTTAAGTGTCCTACCGGTAATTCTGGACGATAACCAAGATGCACAAACGTTTTAGCCACCCCGATAGCGTTACAGCCGGACTTAATCCCCGCATCAACTATATTCCCTCGTGTCGCACCATTGCATCTAACGTCAACGCCTTGGCCTTTCTGGTGATCTGCTGGCGTTTTGCGATGAGTTTCGTTCGGGTGGTTAGGGCATCTACCGCCGGATGTTACCGACCATGAATTACCGTCAATTTCACGAGCTACTTGCACGCGATCTAAATGCTCTTGGCTTACGCTTCGCTTATCGCACTCAGGATGGCCGCATGTGCATAAAAGCTTCTTATCTGATTCCGGATTGAAGTTTGTAGTTTTAATCATGTATTGCCTCTCAGTTTCTTTAAATGTCGTGATCGCTTAAGAAATATCTTTTGTAGTCGACTCAAGTGTGCCTCTACGAGTATTGCAGGCATTACACAACGACCTCAGATTAGACAAACGATTATTCAGTTTGTCATTATCAATGTGATCCACATGATCTTTGTATGGCCTCCACATCCAAGGTCTCTTGCAAAAACAACAGAACAGCATATTGTTTTTATTTTCTTCGTAAAAAACCTTTCTGTGTTCGAATACATAACCGTTATGATCTGAGAATATATGGCTTTTATCTAATACCTTCCTATATCCGTTAGGGGTTATTCTTGACTTTGCGCCCTTTCCGGTTCTAGTGTATTCGTATGTTCCGTATCGCCTGAATCTAAAGTAATGCTTCTGACAAACCTTATCTGCCTTATATTGCGCCCTGCGACCGCAATTATCTATTTTACAATTAAAGTCTTGCTCTTTCATGGTAAACCTCGCAATCATAGGTTATCAATCTCGAATTGGTTTGCGTCAATGGGGGATTGAATTCCACTTTCGACCGCTAAGTCTAGACGCTAAGCTCATTATATATCGCTTTCCAGTTCTTTTATACCCAGCCTGTACTCCTTTCTTTTACCTTTCAGATAAACACCATCCCATTTCTTTATATCGCTCTGTCCAGCCAGGCAGTAGTCGATAATACTTTGCCCTTCCGTATTCCCAAACCTTAAAAGCAGCCCCTGTTTATAGCCATGGGTTTTTGAGCAACCTTCAATATTCCCCGATTTATTCATGTTGCAATAAAAATTACATTGTAAGTACGTGTTTTTTACGTCATACCTCAAAGAGCCGCTACTTCCCACTGTCTTAAAGTGACCGCAGCACCAATCCATATTTTCTTTTCCGCAGCTTATGCAATACGGCTCTATACCCCTATCTTTAAACCACGAAAGCTCCTGAAGAACCCTTAATCTGTTAAATGCCTGCTGAGTTAACCTGTGCTGATGCCTAACGTTACCAAGTTTTAATTCGGCTTTCTTCTGCCTAATATCGCGCTTATTTTCCTTTGTGCGCTTTGCCTGTGATTTTTCTGCCCCGTACTTATACGCGTGATCGACATTACAGAATACGCCTAGCGGTACTTTTAGCATTGTTTCGGCTTCTTTGTACTCTTTGCAGTACCTACACCGCTTTTTAGCGTTTGCCATAACTAGCCCAGTTATTTTTAATTCCTACGATCCATGCCGCAGTATAGAAAACGCTTAACGCAAGCATACCCCATTGATCCTGCTGCCATGTCGCATAAAGCCAGAAAGGCTGACCCACAAGCCCTATAACTGGCGCAACTTGATTACACCAATCATTTTTAACCTGTGTAAATAGTATGGCCACTCCACCTGATATAGCGATAACTGCCTGATCAATCACCTATCACCTCCCAGCTATTAAAATTATAGTTATATTTAATCTTGATTCGCTTTACCGTTACCGGCTCATGCGTTGGCAGATCGACCATTACCCACCACCTAGACATTGAGCGAACCTTACCGCTCCAAGGGGATGATAGGTTTAAAATCTTATCGCCTGCTTTAATTTTCACTGGATTCTACTTTGCCAATATTGCGAATAAAGTCTCGCCTTGATCCCCACACTATAAATATAGACGATGCCCCCATTAGCACGGAGCCTATATCTTGAATTACAAGAATAATTAATAAAACGCCTACCGAGAATATCAATCTCGAAGAAAAGTCCCAATTTTTAAACTCATTTAACGTCATCTTGCCCCGCCTCTATATGTTGCCTTTTCTTTGATTTGAATTTATCGACCGCCACATATCAATTTGTTGTTGTGCGGTATTCCTCTGGTGCATCATAATTAAATGCTTTTCGTTTGCTGCACGTAAATTCTCAAGATGAGACTTGTATTGCTTATCCCCCTCCGATCTCTTTAATTTATCGGCTGCGCTGCCATCTTTAATCTCGTTGTATATCATAGCAAGGGCTGTCTTTTTCATGTCATCAAGGGCCTCTTTGTGGCTTCTTAGTCTAGCCGCTTCAACATCAGTGCTTTTTAAGAATTCCAGCGCTTTTTCTGCATCTTCTATATAAATCATAACTGAACCCTGTATTACTAATACCCTTTTCATTGCTTTACCGTGAATATTTCCCGTGTTTCATAGTGTTATGCGTTAAGCTTTGTAGTTTTTATAACACTTCTTACAAACCAGAATGCTGTCCGTATCATTAAGAGCCATATACTGGAAAGGTTCGTGCTTGCAAAATAACTGCTTTAGCATTTTTATCATAATATCTCACTCCGTAGTTACGCATAACAATGCGCTATATTTGATGCTTGCTGCGCTGCGCACAACTAAGCTTTGGGTTATGCGCCCTAGTCTTTCTTTGGCTCTTCTTCAAATACAGCCTCGTACAAACCTTTAATATCCCAGAAATCATCGCAATCGTGGGCAATATCGCCTTCATGTCTCGATAGATAATCCGACATACTCTTAAAATCTTTTACGCTCATTTCTAATGTTACTTTTGCTGCCATCTTGTATCTCCTAGTGTTCGTTCGGCGCATAACAACGGTTTTCAAAACGGAGCCGCGCCATGCTCCGCCCGTTTAAAACTAGGTTATGTGTTAATCCTCTGGAAGCCCTTCCACCCGAATTCTTTATCAAAGGATCTCACACTAGCTAGTGTTGCAGCATTATGGATAGCACACTGAACAAGTATGTCACCTTCCCCAAATTCATCGTTGCGCCAATCCCAATGGCACCCGCACTGATACACACCACTACCAGTTGACACCTCAAATCTTTTGTAATCATCACCACCACTGACACCTTTATTTATAACAGCAGCATTAAATTCAGTCATATTCTATTCTCCATTCATTCACACATAACAACCTCATCAATTTGACTCATTCTGCTTCGCTCCTATTACTTTACCGCTTTACGCATCTATTTATTGACTGATTGACTCACTTATAAGCAAAAACCCATAAATCACAACAATAACCCCAATAAAAAGTGCAAAGCCACCCCAGAATGGCGCTGTCACCCACCACCAAGACCAGCTAATGTAGCCCGTTAATTTTAATACAACGAAAACCACACTAAGTAATCCAAGAACACCAATACCGCTACCAGAGCTAGAACTATTATTTTTACTCATATTAATCGCCTTTGTTTAATCTTAAAACTTTACGCATCTGCTCAATAAGAGCATCAGCCTTTTCATGCTCGCTTAACGTAAACCATTTCGTGCGGGGTATACGGCCTAAGCTTCTGTGCTTGTCGTCCGATTTCTTGCGCCGCTCATTATCTGTCTTTGGTACTTTCTTCATGCTTCCACCTCTTGAGCATTAAGTGTATATTATTGTGAATGCTCACACAAGTCATATTGCACGCCAAATCTTAAGCTGCGAATATAATTGCTGGTATGTCATACTGAACGCGTAGTAAGCAATGAATCCCAGCTTTATCCCGTCGCTTATAAGCTCTAACACCATGGCGATATCTTCACGGCTTAACTTTCTTGATTTCTTTTTCATGCTGCATTTTCGCCTTTTGGGTAAGGAACAATTAAATACTTTAAAGCTTTTTTCACCTTCTTTTTGTAGGTTTTACTTCCTATTATAAATAAATATCTATGCTTTCTCGATCTTGGGGCCAAATAAAAGTCATCACCGTACTTGTCTCTCATTGCTTGCGCTCTATTAGGCACACCCCTAAATTCATCTGCTATTGTCTGACCATGTAGATGCTCTTTTCCTTTAACCTTCCAGTCTGTACGCTTTGCACTTAAACCGCAGTAGATGAAGTTTGTTGCTTGGTACACATACCCAGAATGGCCCTGGGCAATATCTGCAAAACTAACTACTATCTTTTCTTTTGGTAAAGCTCTTAAGCTTCTACCAACCAATATGCTGGCTTCATTTTTTACATTATTCTTAAGGCATAATCGGTTTAACTCCAATATATCCGCTTTATATTCATCCCCAGCAATACCTTTTTTTAGGGTTGAGCTTGGTGGTGATCCATAAGTAACTACCCCGCACAGAATACCGTTAAGATATAACCCGAAAGCATAGCTAACGCTAGGCCAGCGTTTAGCGTAGTGTATTTTTAATATGTACTCCTCGCACTGATTCCTTTCTATTGCCGCTACCTCGTAGCCGCCAGCATCATTTAAGCCTGAGCTTTTCATGCTGCATTCCCCACTAATGGCATCGTCATCCAGTTTGTACGCACACTTGCTGAACCTATAATTTGCAACTCTACATCCAGTTCAATGCTTCCCGCAGCCGCCAGGGTTCTGAGATTGGTTTTTAACGCCGTCATTTTTATACCCATCTGAGTTGCCAGCCATCTATTTGACGGCCAGCACGCGTTAATCTCGTAATACTTCGTGATTGCTTTTAGTGTTTTCTCTCTTGCACACATTACCTTTGACATTAGTTATCCCCTAAGCTGTTTTTAGTATTGACATCGAGTGCCAATTTATTTTTTGTTTCTTCTCTGCAAATGTCGGTACATGCAGTACTGACTGTATTTTACCGTCGTAATACTCAATTAAACCCATCGTTTTAACCCGCTTCAGTCTCGCCACTCATCATTGATTGATCATCGAAAAGGTCGCGCATTTCCTGCCTGCACTTTATGTATTCAGGTAGAGAGGCTTTGTCGTCAATGTCAATCCGCATCAACGCGGCCTTAAGTACTTCACTTACTGATTTCATTTTCATAATTAATTCCTGAACGGCTTATAACCGCTATCTTGTTGTTGAGTTTGTGGTTTGTAGCCCAATTCTTTATATTTCATTTTCGATAAGTCAGAAGAAAAGAAAACATCATCAGTGCTTCCGTCCCTATTCTTTTGGATTCCTAGCTCGGTTATCCCTGCAAAATCAGAGTCTTTGTTGTAATACTCATCGCGATACAGGAATCCGATTATGTCCCCGTCTTGCTCAAGCTGACCTGTAGCCCTCAAATCTGAGAGATTAGGCCGCTTATTAGGTCGTTTATCGACTTCCCTGCTCAACTGGGCTAATGCGATTACCGGCGCGTCACAGTCCTTTGCTAGAGCTTTCAGACCCCTACTAACTGCTGACACTGTTTCATATTCGCTTTTACATCCTTTTGCTGTCATCAACTGAATATAATCAATGAATATAGCTTTAACCTTTTTCTTGCGATTAAACTTACGGGCAATAGCAGAGGCGTGTGATATGTCAATCGACGGGATATCAATAAAATGCACCGGCAAATCTTTTAGCAGTGATATTCCAGCCGTCAATGACATCCAATCCTCATCTGTCAATTGAGCTGTTTTAATTTTTGATGATTCAACACCGCTAGACGAGGCAATCATTCTGTTGGTTAGCGATTCCTTTGTTGATTCAACGCTAAAATACAATACATCGCCGTCCGATCTTGCAATATTCTCAGCTAGCGCCAAGCTAAATGCTGTTTTACCCATTGATGGTCTAGCGCCAAGAATGAAGTAATCACCCCCGTTAAGCCCTTGCGTTAACTCGTCAAGGTTATCAAAGCCAGTGCTTATACCCTCAAATCCACCACCGGCACGCTTCCTAGCATCCAACGCCATCATTTGCGATTTAAGTATATTCTTGAATGGCTCGTAACCGTTCGTGCTTACCTCGATAGCCGATAAAATGCCATTAACTTCTGATACTGCGTCATCGTAACTAGGGGCATCGTTAATAGTGATCAAAGCGTTTTTTAGTTTGGCTGTTAATGACCTAAACTTTGAACCCTCTTTCACCACCTTGGCATAAGCCAGAACATTTGATGAGGTTGACATTGAATGATAGATTTCAGATAAGAACGTCATACCTCCAATCTGATTCAATACACCTTTTTTCCCTAACGCTTCCGATAAGCTGATTATATCGATATCACCAACGTGCATTTCTTTTAGTGTTCCATAGATCAAGCCATAGCTGATATCAGTAAAGTCACTAGAATCTAAAACCTCGGATATATCATCAAGCATTTTTGGTTCAACAAGGATTGAACATACAACCGCTTTTTCTGCATCTAGGCTAATCATGAGCTGAATTTCTCCACGCGTTTAATAAAATTCTCTTTTTTCAGTAACCAACCTAGATCAACTCTCCAATTCCTGTCATTCTCTCCCATGTCAAACGGTGTGTTTTTAATGCAAGTGAAGAACCACTCCCAAAACTCTCGCTTCCTGAACTCTTCGTTTTGCTTCCATCTTGCAGATAAATCCTTTTCCCGTTGCGACCCTTTCCACAAGCTTTCGTTAACAGATTGCAATTCAGGTAATACCTTGTGATAGATATTTATTATTTCACTATGAGGACAGGGTGGAATCTTTGATTCCTTTTGACCTTCTTTAATTATTGGTTCTTGGTTTTTGGTTACTGGTTCTTTGTTTGTTGCACACTCGTTCAACACCTGTTCAGCACCTGTTGAATCTTGTTTGTTTTTCGTTGATTTTAATAGCTTCGCTTTAGCCTTTCTTGCTTCTGCCGATGCTATTCCAGCTATTGATTTTGCTGACTTGTTGGATCGGTAAGCCTCAATCGTTTCGTCGCAGTACTCATGCTGGTACGAGCCGTCAGATAATACAAAGAACTCACTCAAAACATAGTTAAGAGCTTCTTTTTCATCATTTGAGATCGCTATAACCAACCGCGATAAACGATTTATGTCGGAAGGTAGAGGGCTTTCGGTATCATAATAGATTTCTATTAAGTCTCTGTACAACGCCCGTTCAACACGTGTTAAATGTCGTGTCGCGCTGTTGAAAGTCTTAATATTGTGTTGGTAGTAATGCATAAAATCCTCTATTAAAAAATGACCCTAGAGTTAAGACCCGTCGCTAGGATGACTTTCGTCGATACGGCACTAAGGCCATTATTTAATAGGGATTTATAATTTCAATCCCCAGCTGTTGAAGTTTATAGACGTGTCTTAAGTCGTCTTAAATATTTGCCTTTGAGGTGGTTAACCTCTCCGGCGGTCCTGCTGATTACCTTAAGTCGGTAAATTATCTTATTACTACTGCGCCTACTTTGCAAGCGGTTTATGGCTCACAACTTTTGTTTTCATGCCATAGCAGTAAAAAATCCATTACAGCGCTTTCTACTTCTGAGCTGCATATTCCTATAGAGAGACACTTGGCCTCTACCATGGGAAGCTTTATTGATATACCGTAAGTATCACCATGTATATCGATTAGCTCCTCCACTTTTATATTCATATATTACCCCTTTATACTAAGCGCATTTAACGCATTATTTGTGTCGTCGAATAGCTCTGAGGGATCATCTTTGACGTCTACAGCCCAACCCATACAGCCCTTGGCTAACAGCTCTACAGTAAAACTTAAATCACTCTGATCGATACTGTGTTTTTTGCAAGCCGCTATCAAATCCTCAATAAATGGCTCAAGCGCATCGACTTTATCGTTAAAAGAATCAAATCTTTGATTCATTTGTGACTCCATGTACTCCATAACCCTACCCTCTAATGTTTATTGTGTTAAATCGCCCCAAATTAAAAGGCGTGTAATTTATTGGCAAGGACTCTACTTATGTTACCTCTAACAATATTTCTCGCTTCTTTCGTGAATTCTGGGTCTGGGTCAAAAAACTCACTCATGTATCTCATTTTCTCCATGAGGTTTTCAAAACAGCCTAGATGCGTCTCCATTATTTCAATCTGCTCTTCAATCGTTAATTTCATAATATCCCCCTAAATCTTCGCATACTTCAAATGGTTAATATCTGCCGCAAGCTCTTGACCTTCTTTGTGCTTGTAGTAGTTCTCACGTCTAATACGCCTTACAGTTAAGTCACGCGACTCTTCACCCTGCTTTGCTAGAGTAGTGCAAGTCTTGCATGTATCGCTGTGGCCGTCCTCGTTGGCCGGTACGCGCTTGAAATTGATAAGCGGCTTAGGTGCTGTGCATATTCCAGAATCGCACATTTTAGTTAGTAATGCTTCGGGGCTGAATAAGCTCATATCATTATCCTAAAATTATGTTGAGTAAAAATAAATTTAATAAAATTAGCAGTATGAATATTACTACTGCTAGACCTGTTATTAACGTGTTGAGCCAGCTCATATCATTCTCCCCTAGCGGCTTTGCGCTTGTCTCGATCCATCTCTAATCTCATTGCATCCCTTACGATTACGCTATAAGAGTTACCCGTTTTTACTTTCTTCGCGTCAAGCCATTCGTGTAGATCGTTTGGTATTTTTAATGGCGCTAATATATGTGACATATTTTTACTTCTCCGGTTAAGTTGCA